GGGAATGGCGAAGTTACGCTCAGTTGGACTGACGCGACCCTGCCCGCAGAGGCTACGGCAATCACGAGCCACAAGCTCTATCGTGGCACGGTGTCTGGATCGCTGACGCTCATCGGCACGATCATGACCGGCTCGCCCTATGTGGACACAGGCCTGACCAACGGCACGGCGTACTACTACAAGCTGTCGGCGGTGAACTCGGTAGGCGAGAGCGCGCTTTCGACCGAGCGGAGTGCCACGCCAACAGCCTATGTCGCCCCAACCGCCAAGATCATCATCGGCGTTGGCGACAGCACAGGCGTTGGTATCGGCGCCAGAGAAGCCGGTGACGTAGCCTTCACCAACACCTACAACTGGCGGACGCGGGCGACGGCGGGCATTGCCACCAGTCTGCCCTACGACCAACTTATAGCGCCAGACGGCACCAGCTACCTATCGCACCTCGAATACTCGGCCAAGCAGTACACGACGCTATTTCCGTCGAACAAGGTCATGGTCGTACCCTGCTGCGAGAATAGCACCAAGATCGTCGGCACCGGAGCCAAGTGGGGCGTCGGGCAGATAAACCACGAAACGACTATCACTTACGCCAATGCCGCGATTGCCGCATGGATGGCCGCGAACCCAGGCGAGGTGCTTGAGTTCGAGATCAGCGTCTCCGAAGGCTCCAACGACCAAGCCAGCGATGTTGACGCATTTGAGGCAGCATGGATTGCGGCAATCGCCGACATGCGCTCGCGTATCTTCAAGAATGGCGTGAGCGGAGCAACCATAGGCACCGCCGCGACTGCCGTGTTCCGTGGCACCCTGCCGCAGCAGCTTGGTCTTGCCCGCAACCAGATTGAGCAGCGCCTGCGCAAGATGCTGCTCAATGTGCCGAATGCCCGGTACTGGAAGCAGCCAGAAAACCAGAGTGCGGAAGGTGTCCACCCGACCAACGCAGGGCAACGCCTCGATGGCGCTGGCTGCGAGAATGCGGTCTACGAGACTGCGGCTCCGGTATTCACGTTCCCGTCGTCGTTTTCGATCTACGCCGATCAGCTTCTCGAACGCGAGATCGTCACCGACAAGGTAGCATGGTTCACGCTTTCGGGGGCCGATGCGGCTTCGTTTGAAATTGCGATCATCCCCGAACTCGAAACAGCCGGCAACGTCGCCAGCAGCCGGGATCATTACTGCCTTCGCGGTGCTGGGGGTGCAGCCATCGCGGCAGGCACCTACAACATCACGATAAACGCCTATGGCAACGCGACCGATGGAAGCGGCAATACCCTTGTCAGCCAGAAGGCAGTTACGGTCACATCGGTGGCGGCCTATGGCTCTGCCGTAGCGACGATTGCACCGCGTGGCGGTAATAGCGGGTGGGAGACAGTCCACTACACCGACCCTCGGGGCCGCCGCATCATTCCGGACGTAAAACTGTTCAAGGGTGTGACAGTCTGCTTCCTCAATTGGGGTGGTGGTGGCGCGGACAATACGACCGCCTGCGTTGCATCGAACGGGCTAGTGGGCACGAAAGACGCCCTCACCGGCAACATGTCGCAGATTTACTACTTTTATTCAGCTCAGGACGAAACGGTCAGCCTGTACTTCACACCTTCCGGCCCCGGCACGATTGGTGATGCGGGCGTGTCATCGGTAGGCATGGAAGGCACAGTTGCCACGCCGAGTGATGTCAAGATGCTGGCGTGGCAGTTTGGCTCATGCGTCAGCCCCTCGGTCACCGTTCCCACGAATGGGGTCGGCGTCGGCTGCGGCATTGATACGGGTGGTTTCACTCCTCCGAGCGGCGCAAAGAACATCTATGCGGCGGGTAATGCCCACGCGACCTACCGAACCACTACGGGCACGCTCGGCGCCACAGAAACGGGCACTGGGTCGTGCTGCGCCGCGGCCTTCGCTGCCGCATGATCAACGATAATCCCCGTAGCAACTTAACCAAGGAGCCTGCCCATGAAAAAGACCATCCTCTTCCTCGCCGCTCTCTCGCTCTCGTCGCAGGCTTTCGCGATGGGCACGAAGGTTCGCAATCCCTCGACCACGCCGGTTCCCGCTGCCGAAAGCGCCGCGCTGTCTGACGAGAACCAGGCGTTCATCACCTGCATCTATGCCGCCACGGCACCGACCAACTTCCTCGGCAAAGACCCCTACGTCGCGATGCAGGTGGCTTTCAACAACGCGATGGGAGCGGCGCGCTTCGACGTGAACAACCTCGCGGACTTCAACAAGTACCGCGACCAGTATCACGCGCGGAAGGCTGAAATGGCCAGCTTCGGCTGCTGAACCGACGCGGGGCCGGTCAATGCCCCGCACCACCTAGACTGAAGGATAGACTGATGAGCAAGGACGAAGCACAGATCGAGAAGGAAATTCAGGCCAAGGGCCTCAATGCCCCGCGCCTCAATCCGACCATGATCGACGAGGCGATTGCCTCCGAACAGTACCACGTTTTCCCCGACACCACGATGACCGTCTGCGCGCTGACGTTGCGCAATGGCTACATCGTCACGGGCGAAAGTGCAGCCGCATCTCCCGAGAACTTCGACAAGGAGATTGGCCGCAAGATCGCCCGAGAAAATGCCCGCAACAAAATTTGGGCGTTGGAAGGCTATCTCCTCCGGGAAAAGCTGGCAGCGTGATTTTCGTGGGCGGGGTTTCGGTCCCGCCCGCACCACTCCTTCGGGTCGCATCAAAGGAGGCCGCCAATGTCTGTAGTACCAATCAGGAGCCTGCCTTCGATGCCACCTGCACACGATGCGAACGCGAGGATAGATACCCATGAAGCTGTGTGCGCCGAGCGATATGCCGGCATCAACGCGCAGCTACGCCGGCTTGAGAAGTGGTTCATCACGCTGATTACGGCAGTGATCGGCTTTGGCGCGGCGATCATTCTCAAGGGGGGCATGTGATGTATCCCAAGGGCTACGAATGGCTCGCCGATGTCGGCCAGCTTCCCCGCACGATCACCGAAGGCTTGTACCTCGTCGGCGTGCAAGAAGTCGTTGGCCGCGGCAGCAACAAGACCATCCTCGCGTGGCGCGACCAACTCAACCTCGTGGGCGTCAAGATCGTCGGCTACAGCGATGACGACATTCCCTGGTGCGGCCTGTTCGCCGCGATCGTCGCGCACCGTGCCGGCAAGGACGTGCCCGAGGGCCCGCTATGGGCGCGCAACTGGGCGAAGTTCGGCGACGCAACACTGGTCGCGGGCCTCGGCGATGTGCTGGTATTCTCGCGAGGCGGGGCCGGTCACGTCGGCTTCTACGTCGCTGAGGATGCCACGGCCTACCATGTCCTCGGCGGCAATCAAGGCAATCGAGTGTCAGTGACCCGTGTCGCCAAGGATCGCTGTATCGCCCGCAGGCGCCCACGTTACATCAACCCGCCAGCCTCCGTCCGGCCGTACCACGTTGCTTCAGGCGGCAGGTTGTCGAAGGATGAGGCATGACCAAGTATTGGCTGCGCTTTGCTGAGCTTGTAGTCTACGCTGTTGTAGCGCTGGGCCTACTTATCCTCGCGGCTTATATGGTCTATCTGGGTCGGACTGGGGAGGCCTTTGGCGCCGTGCTCGGCACTATTCCGGTGCTCGTGCAGGCCATGGGCCGGGTAAGCCAGTCTCAGGCAATGCAGTCAATGGCGGATGCGCTGGCCCAATCTACTCCCGCAAAAGGGTCGACCGAGTGAACGACGACCTGATCCTTGAGCTCGCAGAGTATTCCTCCGACCCTGTCGGCTGGGTCTATTGGGCCTTTCCGTGGGGCGAGCAGGACTGCGAGCTTGCAAATCAGTTGCCGCAGGACTGGCAGCTTAAGGTTCTGGAGGACCTCGGCAATGGCCTGCTTACCGTCGATGAGGCCATTCGCATCGCCCGTACCTCGGGCCACGGGATTGGCAAATCGGCGCTCGTGGCCTGGATCATCCTGTGGGCCATCTCGACCTACGAGGACACCAAAGGGGTTGTGACGGCCAACACCGAGAACCAGCTCAAGACCAAGACGTGGGCCGAGGTGTCCAAATGGCACCGCCTATTCATCGCGCGCGAACTGTTCAAGATGACGGCGACTGCCTTATTCGCGGCCGACCCGCTCCATGAGCGCACGTGGCGGATCGACATGGTGCCGTGGTCGGAGCGGAATACGGAAGCCTTCGCGGGCCTGCACAATCAGGGCAAGCGCATCCTCGTGGTGTTCGACGAAGGCTCGGCCATTCCGGACGTGATCTGGGAGGTTACCGAAGGCGCCCTGACTGACCGCGACACCCAGATCATCTGGATGGCGTTTGGCAACCCTACGAGGAACAAGGGGCAGTTCCGCGAGTTATTCCCCGGCGGCAAATTCGCCCATCGCTGGAATACCGCCGCGATCGACAGTCGCACGGTTGCGATCTCGAACAAATCCCAGATGGCTCAGTGGGTCGAGGACTATGGCGAGGACTCCGATTTCGTGCGCGTGCGCGTGCGGGGCATCTTTCCGCGGGTCGACGCAGAGTCCTTTATCGGGTTCAATCTGGCAACCGCTGCGGTCGAACGTGACATCGAGCCGCAGGGTGGGGCCGTGGTGCTCGGCGTGGACGTGGGCCGGTTCGGCGACGATCCATCAGTGATCTACCCCCGCTGCGGCCGCGATGCCCGGACGCGGGAGATTGAAATCCTTTACGGCCTCGATACCATGGCAGTGGCGGGGAAGGTTGCTGCGGCTTTCCTTCGCCACAGGGCGACTGTTGTCATGGTGGACGAGGGCGGTGTCGGGGGTGGTGTTGTTGACCGGCTACGTCAGCTCGCCATCCCCGTCATTGGGGTAAACTTCGGCGCCTCGCCGGACAACTACAGCGGATCATCCGTCAAGTATGCTAACAAGCGCGCGGAGATTTGGGGCGATATGCGTGACTGGCTGCAGGGCGGGTCGATCCCCGCGCTAGTGTGCGGCGAAAATGTGACCCTCGTGGATGAACTTACCGGCCCGAATTACTCGATGGTGACGAGGAAGGATGGCGAGGCTATACAGCTCGAGGGCAAGAAGGAAATGCGGGTCCGCGGGGTGCCCTCGCCGAACGCGGCCGATGCCCTCGCCTGCACTTTTGCCTACCCCTCATTCGAGTACGTCGCGCCGATTGGCGAGGACAGGTTGAAACCAGCTGTGGCCGATGCCGAATATAACCCCTTTTCACACGCCGCGATATATGGTATAAACGCTTGAAAGGAGAACTTCTGTGGGCTTCCTGAAACCCAAAGTGCCCGAGCCGCCTGCTCAGGCCAATCCCGCTGCCGCGCCGATCACACCGCCCGGCACTGACAGCTCGTCCGGTATCGCCCCGGTCACGGCCTCGCTTATCTCTACGTCCGTCCAAGGCCTGAAGCGCCGGGCCTCGACCGAACGTACCTCGCTGATTGGAGGCGCCTAACATGGAAATTTCCGTCGCCGAGTCGACCCGCCTCGCCGGCGTGATGTCCGCCCTCGACCATGACCGCCAGCCGTTTGTGCAGTTGTGGCGGGAGCTGGCCAACTACTTCATGCCTAAGCGGTATGTGTGGCTGGAGACGTCGGCGCAACAGCGGGTCCGCAATGCCAAGAATCCCTACATCCTGGACAGCACCGGGACGACTGCGGGGCGGGTTCTGGCCGCCGGCCTGATGAATGGCATCACTTCGCCGAGCCGCCCGTGGATGTCCTTGCGCGTGCCGGGCTTTGACGATGAGGGCGGACCCGTCACCCTGTGGGCCGATGAATGCACCCGCCGGATGCTGCAGGTGATGGGCGAGTCCAACTTTTACAACGCCATGGCGGTGCAGTATCTGGACCTGACCTTCTTCGGCACTAGCGCGGTGCTGATCTACGAGGATGCAGAGTCCGTGATCCGCTGCTACAACTCGGCCCTCGGGGAATATTTCCTCGCGCAAGACGACAGCCAGCGCGTCAATACCTTTGCGCGCGAAATTTCCCTGACCGTTCGCCAGCTCGTGCAGTGGTTTGGTGTGGCCAATTGCTCGACGCTGGTGAAGAGCCTCCAGGCCAATGCCGACGGCGGGTCGAAGTTCAAAACTGTAGTAGTGCAGCACCTGATCGAGCCAAACTTCCCCGGCTCGGGCGTGCCTGCGAAATTCGCGTTCATCGAGACCTACTGGGAGAAGGGCCAGACCCGGCTCGCCTTAGCCCGCCAAGGGTTCAATGAGGTGCCCGGCATCTTCCCGCGCTGGGAGGTGACTGGCAATGACAGCTATGGCACCTCGCCGGGCATGGATGCGCTGCCCGACACGATCCAGCTCCAGTTCGAGACCAAGCGCAAGGCGCAGGGCATTGACAAGATGATCTCGCCGCCAATCATTGCGGACGTGCAGTTGCAGCATCGGCCGACCGCGCTGATGCCGAATGGCATAACCTATGTGGCGGGGGCTAACAATGTCGGGGCCAAACCGCTGTATCAGATTTCGGCGCCGATCCAGGAGATCACCGAGGACATCCGCGACATCCGCGGCCGGATACAGGAGGTGTTCCACAACCCGCTGTTCAACATGATATCGCAGCTGGAGACTGTCCGCAGTGCTACCGAGATCGACGCGCGCCGGGAAGAAAAGCTCGTGCTCCTCGGACCAGTGCTTGAACGCTTCGAGAACGAGGCGCTTGATCCTGCAATTGAGCGGGTCTTCAACATCATGCTGCGCAAGGGGCTGCTTCCTGAGCCGCCTCCGCAAGTTGCCGGCAACCCTATCCAGGTGCAGTACGTGAGCATCCTCGCGACTGCGCAGCGGGCCGTTGCCGCAACGCCGACCGAACGCTGGCTGCAGGTCATCGGCAATATCGCGCCGATCATCCAGCTCCAGCCCGGCGCCAAGACGATCCTGAACATCCCGAATTGGGATGAGCTGATCCGCAACTACGGCATTGCCATCGGCGTCGAGGCTCGGAACATGCACACGCGCGATGAAGTCGCGGCCATGAACGACGCTGATGTCAAGGCAATGGAAGCCGCGCAGGGCGTGCAAGATGCGGGCGCGCTGGTCCAGGCTGGACAGCAGTTGTCCGAGACTGATGTGGGTGGAGGGGCGAATGCGTTGCAGGCGCTGTTGGCATCATGACACTGAGAATGAGAATTGTAGGCGCGTTGGAAGGGCGGCAGGCGACGCCCGCGTGTTTCGTGTCCGGGGAAGCACCCGGCTACTCGCGGGCCTTGGACTCGGGCGCAGGGGCAAGCGCATATTGGCGCCACGGTTTAGGGGCCCGAAGGGCCCCGGACCCTGGCGAAGCCAATAAAGCCCCAAGCCTTAGTCAAGGTTAAAGCGATAGGGAGCGGGTCCCGGCACTAAACCGCGCCGGGCAGCACTATTGACCTCAGAGGACAACCATAGTATGCTAACCGAAGTCGACAAACTACTTGCCCAATGGGCTGACAATGACGAGGCCGAGGTTGATGAAGCGATCCGCGCGCTATTCCAGCACCGATCGACCCGCCGCCTGCTTTGGTGGCTGCTCCAGATCGGCCGCTTTGGCACCCAGCCCTTCGCGCGTAATGCCCTCGATACCGCATTCGCTTGCGGCGAACTCAACGTCGGGCAGAAGCTCGCAGACAGAATTTTAGCAGTGGAGCCCCAGGGCTTCGTCAACTTGATGAAGGAGAATGCAGATGAGCGAACAGAGCGAGACACCGCCCTCGGAAACGCCACCGATCGAGACGCCGAGCGAGACGCCACCGGCCGCTGAGCCGTCGCTTATCAATGCCACTCCGCCTGCCGAGCCCGCGCCCGAATTCGTCCCCCTTGCCGCTGATGCGCTGCAGGTGCCGGAAGGCTTCGAGGTCGACGATGGTCTGCGCGACGAATTCCTTGGCCTCGTCAACAACCGCGAGCTGTCCGAGGCCGATCGCGCCAATGGCCTCCTCGGCCTGTGGCAGAAGGGCCTGCAGACCGCCGAAACCCGCGGCATCGAGGCCTTCAATGCCCAGGTCGAAGTGGCGCAGAATGAAGTCAAGGCTGATCCTGAACTCGGCGGGGCCAAACTCCCCGCGACGCTTCAGTCGATCGGCAAGCTTATGGAAGAGTTTGGAACGCCGGAACTCCGCTCTCTCCTCGATACCACCGGCGCGGGGAACAGCATCCATGTGGTGCGGTTCCTCCACTCTCTTGCGGGGAAATTGACCGAGGGGTCAATCCAGCCGCCGGGCACTCCACCGGCCTCGAGTGAAGACTCGCGGGCCGCTCGTCTATTCCCCAGCATGAAGGGATAATTAAATGACTACGCTGAGCAACACCCATCCCACGCTTCTGGACCTGGCCAAGCGTCAGGATCCTGACGGCAAGATTGCCGATATCGTTGAACTCCTCGATCAGACCAACGAAGTCCTGATGGACATGGTTTGGGTCGAGGGTAACCTGCAGACCGGCCATCGGACCACGATCCGTTCCGGCCTGCCGACCCCGACCTGGCGCAAGCTGTACGGCGGCGTTCAGCCGACCAAGTCCCGCACCGTGCAGGTCACTGACAACTGCGGTATGCTCGAGGCCTACGCGGAAGTCGACAAGGCACTGGCAGACCTCAATGGCAACACCGCTGCATGGCGCCTGTCGGAAGAGCGGCCGCACCTCGAGGGCATGAACGAGGAAATGGTTCAGACCCTCTTCTACGGCAACGAAGGTACGGAACCCGAGGCCTTCACCGGCCTGTCGCCGCGCTTCAATGCGCTGACGTCCGCAAACAACAGCGACAACGTCATCGACGGCGGCTCGAACGACACGGACAACGGGTCGATCTGGCTGTGCGTGTGGGGACCGAACACGGGCCACGGCATCATTCCGAAGGGCAGCACTGCCGGCCTTCAGATGTCCGACCTGGGTGAAGTCACCATCGAGAACGTGGACGGCTCGAACGGCCGGATGCAGGCGTATCGGTCGCACTATCGCTGGGATGCGGGCCTTACGATCCGCGACTGGCGCTATTTCGTCCGCATCGCCAACATCGAGCGCAGCGACCTGACGACCGATGCTGCCACCGGCGCGAACCTGCCCAACCTCATGTTCGAGGCCATCGACCGCATTCCGAACCTTTCGGCCGGTCGTGCTGCCTTCTATATGGACCGTGGCATCCTAACGAAGCTGCGCCAGCAGACGGCGGCGGGCGTGAAGCAGTCGACCCTGATGACCGAACAGGTCGGCGGCATTCTGCTTACCTCGTTCCAGGGCGTGCCGATCCGCCGCGTCGATCAGCTGTCCGGTGATGAAACGGCGGTTGCAGCCTAATATGGTTCGGGCCACGATGTCCTAAGCCATACCAAACCTGAAGGAATTCTATCATGATTATGGACGAACGTACTGAGTTCTGCGATGCGACTTCCGTCGCTGCAGCCGCCGGCACTGCCCTTGTGGGCGATGTCATCGACCTGGGCACTGTCGCACGGGATATCGGCAATGGTCAGCCGGTCTACCTCGTGATCACGACTGCAACCGAGATCATCACTGGCGGTGCTGCCGGCACTGTCAAGTTCCAGCTTGTCTCGGATTCGACGGCCAACCTCGCCACCTCGCCTACCGTTCACATCGACACGGGCACTTTCGTGACCGATGACTCGGCGGCGAACTCGGCCCAGCTGAACGCTGGTGGAGTGATCTTCTGCGGCCCGCTTCCGCTGCAGGGGAACGTCTACGAGCAGTACCTCGGCATCCTCTGCGTCACTGCAACCACGACGACCACGGCAGGCGCGATCAACGCGTTCCTGACGCTCGATCCGCGTGGCTGGGCGGCGTATGCTGAAGGAGCGAACTAATGCCTACCGTCAAGCTCTCCAAGATGTGGTTCGGGCCTGGCGGCACGCGTTATCGCGCCGGCACGCACGAACTGCCCGAGGCCTTTGTCGACCTGTTGCCCAAAAGCGCGGTCGTCGTGAAGGCGCCGGAGCCGGCTCCCAAGCCGGTCGCTGAGAAGAAGTAAGGAGACGGGACGTGACAGTTGCAAGTGAGACGCAAGTCTATAACATGGCCCTCAATGCCATAGGCGCACGGAACAACATCACGTCCCCCTCCGAACAGAGCCGCGAGGCCGAGGTCTGCCGGCTGTGGTACGCCGCAGTACGGGACCAAATCCTCGCGGCCGCGTTTTGGCCGGAGGCGACAAAGTCGGCATATCTTGCTTTGACCTCCGAGCAGGAGGATACGACTTGGGTTGCCGGCGAGCCGATGCCGGGCTTCACTTACCTTTACGCCCAGCCTTCCGACCTACTTCGCCCGCAGTACCTTTCCTCGTTCGAGCCGTTTCGTGTATCGAGCGAAGGTATTAACAGCAACACTTCCACGGCCCTCCTCACCTATACCTACCGGAATGAGCTTGTGCCGTCGTGGTCGTCGGGCCTGCAGATGGCGATCGTCTACGGCCTAGCCGCAAACATCTGTATGCCTCTGGCGGGCAAGGCCAATCGCGCGAGCCTGATGATTAAGCAGGCCAACGATCTCGTGCTTGAGGCGCGGGAAGCGTCGGCCAACTGGAACGTCGAGGCTCAAGAGTCAGTGCCGGACTGGATACAGGCGCGCGGCTACGGTGTGCAGCAAGTATCTCGTTATGTCTACCCCTTTGGGGGCCTTCTTTCGGTGAACAGCTAATGTCGACCGACATCATCAAATATGCGTTTGTCGCGGGCGAGATTTCCCCGACCCTATTCGGCCGCACGGACCTGACGAAGTATGACCTCGCTATGGCTGAGGCGCACAATTTCTTCGTCGATTATCGGGGCGGCCTGTCATCGCGGCCTGGGTTTGAGTTCAACGATTTCGTGAAATCGCCCGAGTCCGAGACCCGGATGCACGAATTCTCCTTTAATCCCGAGGTGTCCAATACCTACATCGTCCTGTTCGGCGATGGCTATATCCGCTTCCTGCAGGATGGCGCCTATGTCCTTACGACTGCGAAGGTCATCACCGGGATCAGTGGGAGTGTTGTGACGTCCGCCGGTCACGGACTGACGGCCGGAAAGTGGGTGAAGCTGTCTGGCATCGCCGGCATGACCGAGCTCAACGGTCGAACCGCAGTTGTCGGCAGCCCCGTGGCTAACACCTTCACCCTCCTTGACCCCATCACCGGCCTCGCGATTGACACCAGTGGCTTCACGCCGTACAGCTCCGGCGGTCTCGCAACTCCCGTGTACGAAATCGTATCGCCTTATGCCAGCACCGATCTTCCCTCCATCGTCATTCGGCAGTACCGCGACCTTCTCCGCATCACCCACAAGGATCACCCAGTTCGCAACCTTGTGCGGTCGGCACATGACAGTTGGGCGCTGGAACTGGAAATCTTCACGCCGGCTATTAGCGGGCCTGATATTACCTCCGGCTCGGGCACAGCCCCACTTGGCACAACCTCGCCCCCGCAAAAGAATGCCCAGACGATCTTCTCCGTCACGATGGTCGACGCCAACGGAGACGAGTCTACCAATGGTAATCTCTACCTTCTTGACCCTGTAGTTAACTACACAGTATTCGAGGGGTCCGCAACTGTGGCCTGGCCGGCGATTGCAGGCGCAGTCAGCTACAACGTATATCGGTCGGTCGTTGCGACTGAGGGATCGCTACTTGACGGTACGCAGCTTGGCTACATCGGCGCGACCAAGGGCACCTCATTTACCGACGGCAACATCACACCGGACTTCTCCCGAGCGCCGCCGATCAAGAATGATCCATTTGCCCCCGGCCATATCAAGCGGATCGAGGTGACGACTGCGGGTTCCGGCTACACCGAGTTTGCCACTACAGTCACCATCACCGACCCTGACGGCTCCGGCTTCGAGGGTGATGCAGTAATCGACGCCTCGGGCGGAGTTGTCAATGTCATCATCAAGAACCCTGGCTCGGGCTATACCGCACCTGTCGTTGTATTCACCGGCACTGGTACGCTTGCTGCAGGCACTGCCGAAGTGGCGCCGTTGACCGGCACTTATCCGGCGCTGAGTGAAATCTTCCAGCAGCGCCAGACCTATGCCGCAACGGCCGAGCAGCCTATCACCGTTTGGGGATCGCGCTACAAGAGGTTCTCGAACTTCAACACAAGCGAGCTGGTGTTGGATAACGACAGCTACGAGTTCGACCTCGACACCGCGGCGATCGCCCCGATCCGCCATACGCTCGTGGCCCGTGGCGGTCTACTTCTATTCACTCAGGACAACATCTGGCTTCTGAATGGCGGTCGGTCGAGTGAACCCCTGACGCCAACCAATGCCCTTGCCGAGCCCCAGACCTACACGGGTATCACCACTCTCGCCCCAATCACCGTCGACACCGATGTGCTGTATCGGGAGGGCAAGGGTTATGCTGTGCGACTTCTTGCCTACAGTGAGCAGTCCCGCGTCTATGGCGGCGAAGATAAGAGCATCTTGTCGAACCACTTGCTCGGCCCTGGTAAAGACATCGTGCGCTGGGCTTACCAGGAGTCCCCGTTCAAGGTTGTTTGGTCCGTGCGGGAAGATGGCGCGCTGCTTGCCTTCACCGTGGTCAAGCCCGAGGATGTGTATGCTTGGACCCCCGGCGCAACTCGCGGGCGGTTTGTGGACATCATTGCGATCCGCGAGGGTATCTCCGACCGCGTGTATGTTACAGTCAAGCGCAAGATCAACGGCCATTTTGTGAAGTTTATCGAGCGGATGTCGCTGAGGGAATTCACCAATGTTGAGGACGCTTGGTGCGTGGATGCCGGTCTGAGCCTAACGCCAACCTATCCGGCCGCCGAACTCGTCATCACGGTTGTCGGTGATGTGTGGACCGCAACGACAGCGCCTGGAGTATTTGCCGCGGGTGATGTCGGCAAGTATCTCCGCGTGGCTGAAGGCATCTTCAAGGTCGCGACATTTGTGTCGGCCACTACAGTTCTGCTAACCATGTACGAGCAGCCCCTCAATTTCATCCCCGAGTCCGATGACACTGAGACGTGGCCGACCGCATCTGGCGAATGGACGCTTGATGCGGCCACCTCCACCTTCTCCGGCCTATGGCATTTGGAGGGCGAAGAAGTTACAATCCTCGGTGACGGCAATGTCTTTCCAAGGCAGACTGTGGTAAACGGCGCCGTGACAATCAGCCATCCGGTATCCCGCGCGATCATCGGGCTGCCTTATCGGTGCCAGGCTAAATCGTTGCCGATTACCGTTCCGAATGCGGGGATTGAGTCCAAGCGGAAGCGGATCGTTGGGGTCGGTGTGCGGCTGGATAAATCCCGGGGGCTGAAGAATGGCCGGTCGTTGGACAACCTCTATGCCGTGCGTGAGCGCACAGATGAGCCAATGGGCCGACCGACCCGACTCGTCAACGGCATGAAGTACCAGATGATTTCCACAAACTGGGACGAGAACGGGCAGACCTACTTCGTGCTGGAGGACCCGCTGCCCGTGACTATCCTGTCCCTCGTGTTCGACCTGGAGGTGGGCGATGACCCAGATTGAGCCTATCCATGACCTGCCCTCGTTCGACTGGTCCGATCTTGCGCAGCTGGAAATGCAAGAGAACGGCCTCGACCTGATCCGCCAGACCGACCGGATGTGGCGGGTCGGGAATGTTGCGGTGTGCGGGTTCATCTGGCACAGCTTTTATCAGCCGCCGTGGATGTGGTTCGCGCTGGGCAAGGGCGTGACGCTGCGAGAGCTGCTCGACTTCCGCCGCTTGGCCGGCCAGATACCCGAGGGCACAACAACGGGCGTGCGGGTTGATCAGGCTGAGGCCCTGCGGTTCGCGGAACTGTACGGCTTCCACTACACCGGCAGTGATGTCGGCGATTATCGTATCTACAGGAAGGAAAGCTAATGGCTTTTGCGCCAGTTCTTCTCGGGGCGCTCGCGGGTGGGGGTGCTGCATTAGGTGGGGCCACTGCTGCAACTGCGGTTGCCATTGGCGGCACTGTGCTGGCCGGGATTGGGCAGTACCAGCAGGCCGCGTTGCAATCGCAGATCGCGCGGAACAACCAGAAGGCCGCGTATGCGAATGCAGAAGCAGCTAGTGCCGCGGCCCAGGAAAAACAGAAGCGCTCGGACTACGAGTACGCGGCATTGCTGGGGCAGCAGGAAGCGGCTCAGGGTGCATCAGGGCTCGATATCCTCGGCGCCTCGCAGCTTCGTACCCGCGCACTCACTGCCCGCACTCGCGGTATTGCGGCGACCGATATTCGGCGGGCGGGTGAGCGGGACGTTGGAGGTTACCTCGGCGATGCGCAGAACTTTGGCCTGTCGGCGAAAAGCTCGTCGTTGCAGGGCACTATTGCGCTTGGCGAAATGGCCGCCGGGATTGGCAAAAGTGTCGGCAATGACCCGAAACTGAAGAAGTCCCTTGTCGGCGGTGCCAAATCTCTTGTTAGCAGGATATTCTAATGCGCGTTCCAACTCGTATCAATCCGCAGACCGAACCCGTAGCCGCGCGGCAGCCGTATCTGCAGGCGCAGGGCGCCGATTGGTCGGGCCTTGCCCGTGAAGTGCAGGGCATTGCCGGCGACCTCCGTGCGGACCAGCTGAAGCGCGAAGAGTTCGATCTCAATTCCGAGTTCGTCAAGCACACAAATCGGCGCCGGCTGGACTTTGAGGCGCGGACGCAGGTGGCCGATCCTGGTGCCGCGGGCTTCACCGAACGCCTTGCCACTGATTACGAGGGCGAAGATCAGGCCCTCGTGCAGCGTTATAAGGACCAAGGGTATTCGGAAGAAAGCACTCGGCGATTTGAGCTTCAGCTTGGTCAATTGCGCGGCACGATGGTCGGGCAAGGACTGGCGTTTCAGGGGCAGAGTGCGAAGGTCAACGGCTCAGTGCGGGTTGGGGAACTTGGCACTCAGCTGTCACAATACGCAAGTGCGCAGCCGGATGCCGTTGGCTCCTCGCTGGATGAACTTGAACACAACATCAACCTGCTTCCGGGCCTGACCGCGCCGGAGAAGCAGGAAATGTTCCAGCGCGAACGGGTTGGCGTTATTATGGGTGCTGGTCAGGGCCTTGCACGCTCGCGGCCACAGGACGTAATTCGCGCGCTCGATCCCCAGTCGCTCGTGACGCCTAGTGTCGGGGGTCGCAGTGCCAATGCCTGGGGCAACGTCGCGGTTGATGTGGCGAATGAGTTTGGGCTGAACCCCATAGAACTTGCGGCAGTGATGTCATTTGAGTCTGGTCTTGACCCGAACCGTCAGAATGCCTCCGGGCATCTGGGGCTAATCCAGTTTGGCAAAGCCGAGCAAGCACAGTACGGTATCACGAAGGGCTCGACGCCAGAACAGTGGACTAAGGCGATTAGTCAGTTCTTCAAGGATCGGGGCCTGCAGAAGGGTGCAAGTATTGAGGATGTGTATAGCACGATCCTTACTGGCTCACCCGGTAATTACGACCGCGCCGACAGTAACGGCACGACCGTCCGCAATGCTGTGCCGCGGATTATCCGGGACCACCTGGCCGCGGCTGACGCCTGGCTTGGGCCGAGGGAACAGGCGCCGGTGACGGAGGCTACGTCTTCCGCTCCCCTATCTCCGATGGTCGCGGGTAATCTACCCCTCACAATCCAGAACCGCGCGCAAAATGCCGACGGCTCTATCTCTACTGTGCGTACAATCTCTATCGGCACGGATCAGGGGGAAGTTCTTATTCCTACTGTTGTCGATAATAAAGTTGTCAGTAATGAAGAGGCGATTAAGCATTATAAAGAAACTGGTGAAAACTTCGGAACCTTCAAAACAGTTGAAGATGCTGATAAATACGCTGAGTGGTTGCATAACCAACATGCTGAAGAACTGAACCGTGAAACAGGCAAAACCGGCATCCCCGCGCTTGACCTCATGGACGCGCAGCAGCGTGCGCAGGTTCTTGCCTGGGCCAAGACCGCAAGTACCCAGACCGATGCCTATGCCCGTGCTGCGGTGCAGGATAAGGTGGCAAATGAGAAGGCGGCGATAAGTGCTACTGGCCAGTCGGCAAATCCCGTAACTGATGCTGAACTTGCAGTGCTTGGGCCACAGGCGGCGTTTGTGAAGCAGGAACTTGAGGCGCTGCGGAAGGCCGGCCCTGCCATCTCAGGAATGCAGACCGCATCGGTCGCGGACATTATGGCGCAGGTGGAAGCGCTGAAGCCGACCGACACTGCGGCCTCGGATTTCCAAGAGAAGAACCAGGTGTATCAGGCGTTGCGTCAGTCTGCGCAGCAGAACATTGCGGCCCGCGATCGTGATCCTGGCGCGTATGTCATCGCGGCGTTTCCCCAGATTGCACAGCAGCTTGATGCTGCAAAGACGCCGGCCGATCGTAAGGCGGCCTATGGTGCGATGGATCAGGCGTATGAAAAGCTGGGCATTCCGCCGAGTAAGCGGTTCTACGGGTCTAACGCACAGACCGAGGCGATCGGCAAGCAGTATGAAATGGCCGGCCCGGAACAGAAGCTCGGGATTATGGAAGGGCTTGCGGCTGAAATGGGCTGGGCTGGGGCGGGCAGGACATTGGGCCGGGGCGCTGGGCCTGAGGTCGTTGGTGACTTCGCGCTATATTCCACCCTGCGCACACTGCCGACCTACCGCGCGACGTTTAGCCGGGTGCTTAAAGGGCGGGATCGTATTGAGAAAGACCCCGCGAGTAAGCCTTCCCCTGCAATGATTAACAGCGCCTTTGCCGGAGGAGTTGGTTCAGCTATTAATAACCTTGCGCCGGATGTCAGTAAATTATATAACGATGCAGCAGCTGCTCTTTATGTAGTAGACGGAGGTCGTACAGAGGCCTATAGTTTGACTGACCCTAAACTGTATACAAGGGGGCTTCGTGAAGCTTTTGGGGGTTTACCCGGTAATGATGACACAGGTATTGTTAATAAAGCTCAGGGCAGTGTTAAAGATTGGACAATTTTACCCCCAGGTGTAACAGGTAAACAGTTGGATAATTGGCTTGAGGGCCTTTCGCCTGGCGACCTCACGCGCCTGTCGGTTAACGGTCGGAAGCCAACTGACAAATCGGGCCGGCACTTGCTACTGCAAACGATTGTGGATGAGGGGGTTTTAATTATGATTTCTCCAGGTGTTTACGGAATTAAACTTGGATCAGATGGTAAACGCGTTATGGATGGTAGAGGTCAAGGTTTTAGATTTCGTCTCGATAAACAGATTATGGATATTCGCTGATGGGTTATTTTGACGCCGACCACGATGTAGCTGTTGAGGGTACCGCGGGCGGTTCCGTCGGTTTCCTCGACAACGTGCAGCAGGGGTTCGAGCAACAGTTCCGCGTGGACTCGCCGATGGCGCTGCGGGAAGAACTCGACAATCGCTGGAAGGATA